AGTGTGTTGCCTCATTGTACACGTATTTATAGTTTACATAAACTAAATACATTAACGGAGTTGGTTAAATGAAAAAACGTACTAGAAGTATACTAGAAGAATTAAACAATCTTGATCGTGCTGTAAGCAATGATCACTTAATTGAAGCCACGGGTAGTAACATTATTGAAAGTGCTATTAATTTATTGAATAGAATTAGTAATACCTATAATGAACAGACAGCTGGCGAACTTGAACGTAGATTCATTAATTCAATAAAATCAGGAGATCCTCAAAAGTTTAAGCGAGGATTAAAGAAAGTAATAGAGAGCAAAAATAATGACGAATAAACTCTTTGAAGGCGGCAACGTATTTAAAACAGCTGACAGTGCATTGACACAGCGTATAGCAACTAAAGATGTACATCCTACTATCCAGTTTATTGAAAAGATTACGGGCTTGACCTTTGACGAAGAAGATTGGTTAGGCACAACAGGTAAGAAGAATGATCCAGACGGAGCATTTGAAAAGAATAGTTCAGGCGATTTGGATCTAAACACAGATGCAAATAAAATTAGCAAAGAAGAATTAATTTCTAAATTAAAAGGGTACTTACAAAGCCAAAGTGTTCCAGAAGAGAACTGGATGAACCAAGGCCGCAAAAAAACTGATGGATATATTCATAATGCAGGAGACCAAGTACACTTCCGCACACCAATAGATGGAGATGATAGAAACGGTTATGTACAAACAGACTTTATGTTTACTAGCAACCCGGACTTTCAACGAGGAGCCAAGCGTGGCGGCACAGAACAGTATGGCGGCACAGACAGAGCTATCTTATTGTCAAGTGTTGCAAGAGGCCGTGGACTAAAGTTTAGTCCTAAGTTTGGATTAGTTGATCCTGCACAAGGCGATGTAGTTGTTGCTGATACCTGGGACAAGATTGCAGAACTATTATTAGGCAAAGGTGCTACTGAAAAGGACACTCATACTGTTGAAACTATGATTGCATATTTAAAGAACGATCCAAACTATGAAGAACTTATTGCTCCGTGGAAAGAAACAATGGAAAAGGCGGGCAAACAAGTACCGGAACAAGCTCAAGAATCATTAGCTGATAAACACCTACGTAGAATTAAACAGTTAAGTGGCGTAGGCACTAGTCATACTGTAATGGCATCAAATGGCATTAGGATGAATAAATGAGATACAGTGATATCAAATTAGTTGAAAGTAAAGTACAACCTGTACAACTCAACGAAGGCGCACGTATTGATCACGCAGAAGACATTGTGTTCTGGGAAGGTAGCCGAGGCGCTATGCGAGCTGTTGAAGCTCTAAAGAACCTAGAAGGTGATTCACACAAAGATGTTACACTTAAATGGGACGGTTCTCCTGCTATTATCTTTGGCCGCAATGAAGATGGAGAGTTTATACTCACAGACAAAAGTGGATTCACAGCGAAAGGTTATGATGGACGAAGCAAAAGCGGCGATGACCTAGAACAGATGTTTCTAAACCGTAGTGGTGGAAAGAACAGAGAGAACCCGGGCTATGTAGCATTTGCAGGCAGTATGAAAAGCATCTTTCCAATGTATGAACAAGCTGTACCAACTAACTTTAGAGGTTACTTCAAAGGCGACTTGTTATATTATAACACACCACAAGTACAAAACAGCAACTATGTGTTTAAACCAAACATAGTTGAGTATGCTGTAGACGTAAACAGTGAACTAGGCAAACGGATTGGACAAAGTACAACAGGAGTTGTAGTACACAGAGTAGTTGACGCAGAAGGCAACGAAGGTCCACTAAAGGATACTAACATCTTCCAAGGTACTGAAGTATTGGTAGTGCCGCCAGTTACAGTTGAACGTCCAGCACAAGTAAACAACGACCAAGTAGCACAACTAGAACAGCTAGTTAAAAAGAATGCCGCAGGCATTGACGAGCTACTAAATATGGAGTCACTAAAGCAGATGCAACTAAGTGACTTTGCTAAAATACTATATGCATATACAAACAGCAAAGTAGACACAGGATTAAACAATCTAGGTAAAGACTTTGCTCAATGGATACAAGCAAGAAAACAACTTTCTCAAAAGAAGAAAGATAAAATAATTGAATACATCGGTCAACATCAACAAGCATTTGGTGCAATGTGGGAGACCGTTACAGCACTAATGGCAGTTAAGGACAGTATCATTCAACAGTTTGACACACATGATCAAACAGTTAAATCAAATATCCCAGGTATGGGTGATGGCGGTGAAGGGTATGTACTAGCTCATCCAGAAGGTGATATTAAACTAGTACCAAGAGAGTTCTTTACTAAAGCAAACAGAGCTGTACAGAGATAAGGAGAAATACCATGACAGACTATATGAAAGAGTTTGAAACACACTTAGATAAGATTACTGAAAGTGTTTTAGGCGACGAATCAGTGCAACAGGAAGCAGGAGCCGAACTAAGTAGCACTCAAAGAAAACTTGCTAACTATGGCAGAATCCTAATGGATCAAGCTGCAACTACAAAAGATGATAACTTATCAAACATAATGGCTAAAGTAGGTAACGAACTTACTAACTTTGGTGCAACGTTTGGATCTAAAAGTTTAGATGAACTTGTTAAGAAAACAGGCGCATCACCAAACATAATTAAAAAACTATTAGCATATGCAGAGCAGATTGCTCAAACACAAAGTGATTTAAAAACTGACAACCGTGATGGCGGACTTGACGATGAAGGCGATGATGAATTTACATCAAGTGCTGACGACGAAATGGATGCAATGAGAGCAGCAGATGCCGCGGCGAGAGATGCAAGCTAATGGACTTTATTAAGGATATGTATAAAGAAGGTCTTGTTGACAGTCAGATTGACGAGAATGCGTGGGCAGATATTCGCGGACGTAGAATTCAACGACTGTCAAAAGAAAAGCAAGTAGCTCTTTATGCATATCTTGTTGGTCTTGAAAATGCTATGCGAGCAACTAAGTTTGTTGAAATGGCAGAAGAAGGCAAAACACCACCAAATCAGTACGTAAAAGGGTATGCACCTATAGTTGAAATGGTGGATGATATTGTAAATGGCGGCACAGCATACATTGCACAGCTAAGACAGTTACACAAACGAGCTAAAAACAGCCGAAAATAAGCAATTTTTTACAAAAAGACTAAATACATATAACAACTTCACTGAGCGTGAAGATGTGTCATAGAGAAAACATAGGAGAAATAAAATGGCAGGACCAGGATTTGGCGCAATTGCAGGCGTAGACAATTATAATGCAAAAGCAGGAAACGGCTTAGGCCCACGTACACAGATCATTAGTTTATCTAAAACTAATATCACACAAGCAGAACTAGATGCAGCAGTAGCAGCACTAGGCGCTGGCGGAGTAGCAGGAACAGACGATGCAGTAAGCATTGCAGGTATTTCAGCTTTTGAAGCAGGTGTAACTGATGTGGTACACGTAGCAGTCCAAGGAACAGGCACAGTAACAGCAGGCGCTGACTACCGTGGTGTTACTGGAGTAACAATGGCTATCGTAGCTACTTTTGTAGACTAAGATTCCTTTACCTTAGGAACCGTGATTATGGCCGTAATGGCAGGCGTCACACTAAAGAGTCACTTTTTAAGTGGCTCTTTTTTTATGGCTTAAATACAAGCATGAACTTCCAAATAAAAACATTAGTAGATGTTACACAAACAAATGCTCGCAAGGGCCAAGATAAAAAACTAGTTAACCAACAGGATAACTTTAACACGTTATACAATACTATTGGTCTTAGAACTAATCCAACAGAGTTTAGCATTAGTGTAGGCAAAGAAACTTGTGAGTTGTTTGGCGCTGTATACAAAAGCAAGCACAACGTATGGACTATTGACTTTGTTGTTGAACAAGAGTTTTCAACAAGTATTGACTTTATGTTACAAGACTTTGAATATGTACCTATCATATCAGGATTAAATGAAACTGTTAGCATAGATAATGATATGTTTATCACTTCCAAAAATCCTAGCAAATGTAACATAATTTTTAATCAATTGGATAAATAACTTTGTAGTAGAATTAAAAGTCACTACATTTAGGCATATAAAACACACCAAAAGGCTAACGAAAGAGTTTACTTACGGAGAAATTATATGGCTACTACGCCAACATCAAACTTAGAAAAAGAAAATTTAGAAGCACACGTAGATTTGTGCGCTCTTCGTTACGAACAACTAGATCAACGTCTTACTAATGTTGAAGAGAAAATTGACAATATCCACAGCGATATTGTAGAAGGTCAAAAGTCAATGACCAAAGTCCTTATAGGTACAGCAGGTACTATTGTAGCAGGACTACTATCGACCATCATCGTTATTTTATTGCAGATGTAATTCTCGCTAAATAACTATATGTTATTAAGAGAACTTTACATTGAACCCGATTCCATAGAGGAAAAGCAAGTTTGGGCTCGCCGCGGAAAGAATGTTGTACGCAAGTACAGATGTTCAGGCGGTAGACGCAACGGTCGAATCGTTGCAAAGATGTCACAATGTTATGCTGCACCAGATGCTAAGAAACGTGCTAGAATGAAAATCATGAAAGCAAAGTTAGGAACACGCATAGCTAAGAAGACTAAGAGAACTAAACGTACTAATCCAGCAAGTATTAGAGTA